GGCTCATCATCTAGATCTTTGATATAGGATGCCAAGGCTATCTTGACATCCGCGTCACCTTTGAATGCAACTCGAATATCATCGGGCACACAATCGTTGTCGACCAATACAGACACCAACACTTCTGCCGCTTCGCTGCGATCCACAGTATTAACGTATCTTTTGAGTTCATTCCAGATATCACTTGCTAAATCTACTGTCATATTATTCCTCTGCGATTGTTTCGTCTGTTGCTGTTTTTTCTTCTTTCTGATTGGCAAAGTCTGCCATCAGCTTGTCCAAGCAGCCATTTTCGTTTGCTTCCCATCGTTTACGGAACTGTTTGATTACTTCACCATCGCTTGTGGTAAACACCAAACTGTTGCCTTCTTTCTTGAGAATGTTTTTCTTTTCTGCCAAGTCAACCAAGCCCGAATGTGGGCTCATGCCAGTTGCGTAAGGAATCTTGACCTGCATACCTTCGAACGGCTTGGCATAGCGTGTTTTCATTACTTTACAACCGGCACGGATACCATTGACTTCGGACACCTTGTTGCCATCTTCATCTTCTTTGAGTTTCATTTTCTTCATGGCAACCACAATACTTGATGCATAGATAAAGCCCTGTCCACCTGAGATCTTGTCATCTGGATCAAACATGTCTTGACTGGCGTAGGTATGATTGGTTGCAACCAGGCCAACATTATGACTGCCAAACATGTTTACACAGTTACGAACCAAGGCTGTGAGTGCTTTGGGTTTGCGACCCATGTCACCCTTCATGTCACCGGCTTCAAACTGGTTAACGTCTGTGGGAGTCAGCAACATGCCCAGCGAGTCAATCACCCAAAGAACCTTCATGCGTTCTTCATCTGGCAGCGTTTTGTAGTCAATCATAAATGTAGAAATTGCTTTGGCCACGTCATCAATCATGCTCATGTTGAGTTTAAGTAGCTTGGCAGGATCAGTGTCAACACCCAGTGCATGTAGCCATGCTTCGTCTAGTGCATTTTCTGTGTCAACAAGAATAACAAAGATGCCTTGTTCTTGTGCATTCTTCACAATGTTGCCACTGCAAATGTAACTTTTGCCTGCACCCGATTCACCGGCAAACACAGTTACCTTGCCTAAGGGAATACCTTTGTTGAAGTCCCCCGAGATAAGATAATTCAGTGCATAGTTGCCGGTGCCAATCCAGTCTGTGGGATCGTTGAATCCAATGCTCAAGCCTTGAATGCTTTTAGTGATGTCCTTGCGGAACTTTGATATGTCAAATGGTTTTGCCATGATTAATGCCTTTTGTTTAAATGTATAGTAAAACTATTATACTGTAAAAGATTTCTAAAAACAACCAGTCTATAATCTTTTAAGCGTGTTTCGAGATCGGGTATGTTTCCGATATTTAAATATGCACCACTAGGTGTTTTATTATGTGCATTGCACCAATCTGTATACTCTTTGCTCAAGGGCACAGTTTGTGGCGGTATTAAATGTAAACTTACAAACCCTAAAAATTCATTAAATGAATTTTCATCGTCATATTGCAAATCAATGTCAAATGCTTGATATTTTGCATACAGCGGCCTGCCCAGATGATTAGGTTTTAATCGTAAATTAGCCAAATTATTAGTGAGCATACTTTTGTCAAACGGATTGTCAAATTGCACCCAGGGATGACTATCAATTTTAAAATTAAAACTTCTAACTTCACTTTCTAATTTATGGATTCCTAAATTTAATTCATTGTACTCAGGTAATAATCCTAATTGAGACATGACTGTGCCCACACTTGGAAATTGTTCAGTGTCTGGCAATAAATTATGAATTTGCTCTACAATTTTATTTCCAGGATACTGACTTTGTTTTTGTAGCACATCATAAATCATATTATGAGAATTGACCCAGTTAGCATGCAATTGATTTAAATTATTTTGATTTAAGTATTCGTTATCATCTAGCACAGGAATAGATTGGTCAATAATTTTATCTACCCAGTGATTAATTTTGATGGTTGAATTTTTCAAATTATCAATAGCCTGTTGAATTTCATGCCCATTGTTACCATCTATTGTAAAACTATTAAGATTATTTTTATCTAAATAATCAACATAGTATTCCAATAAAGCCGGATACATTGAATTAAACGGAATTGAATCGCCGGTATTTTTAAATACAATTGAAAAATTCATCACTATTGAGTGTTAGTAGTAGTAGGGTTTCCCCTACTACATACATTCAACTATTTACGCTTTTTGACGTGCCCGGATCATGGCCAAAATGTCTTCGGCTTTTTGTGTCACTGGAGCGGCTGCTGTAGGGGCTGCCACAGGCGCGGCTGCCACTGGCATGTCATCGTCTTCAAAGTCAGACGCCGGAGCTGCTTTTGGAGCGGCAACAGGTGCTGCCAAATCTTCACTGCTGGCGCTGCCTGCTGGTGCTGACACACCTGCTGGACGGAAATATGCTCCCCAGCGTTCTGTATCATACGGCTGGCCATCAACTGATGCTTCAAACATCTCTTTGATCACTTTAACAGCAGTAGCATCGGGCTTCTTGGGCAAGAATGTACTGAGATCAAACAGGCCGTGTGCTTCCATTGCTGCCTGTTCCACTTGAGTAAGTGCAGACTCTTTACGTGCCCACTTACTGGTGTTGTAGTCAGCAAAGCCACCTTTGGATGTTTTTGTGATACGGAAGTCCAGACCACGCAGAGTGTCTGTTGGCAATTCTTCCAATTCTGGATCCATCAACGCACCTTTGATGATGGTGAACAGTTGTGGGCCAATGATGAATCGACGAATGGGATTCTCTGGAGTCTTGTCGTCACCAATGGGGTTTTCACGAACAAAGCCTTGGAAAATGTAACTGCGTTTTTTCCAGTACTTGCGACCCATGTCTTCGAGACTCTTGTCCTTGAACCAGCCACGCACTTCGGTAAGAACTGGGCAGGTTTCTTGCCACATTTCCATACAGGGAATTTGTACGTACACTTGCTTGGATTCCATCTCACCCTTGATGCCATTGAATGGCAAACGAATCATTGCTCGTTCTTGCCAAAAGAATGTGTTTTTGCTGTTGCCGTCTGGGAGGAAACGGAGTGTTGTGGATGCGCCCTCTTCCATATTCCAGTGTGGATAAATTGCGTTATCGCCACCAGTGGATGTGCCACCTTTGTTGTTTTCTGCTGCTGCGAGACGTGCTCGGATTTCTGCTAATGATGCCATTTTAAGTTGCCTTTCTAAGTAGTATAAAATGTTTTCTAAGTTGCCTGTGATGCTAATGAAAAAAGCGTGTCACTGTTGTAGTGTACACGCTTTTGTTGTCAGCGTCAATGATATTTATGACGCGGTTGTTCAAATTGTAAATTTAGGCTGGCCGAATCATTCCTGACAGTTCACGCAAACGAGCCACTATGTCCTGCTCAACTTCGTCAAACTTTTGCAGTTTGCCCGAATGTCCGTATTGGCCTTGTAGTGCAGTTGTTTCTTCTAATGGTGGGTTGCCAGTTGTCACTGCAACCTCTTCTGCCATGCCAGCCAATGATTGCTCAACCTGTTTGATCCAACCACTTACATCGCTAGATCCAATTTCATCAGTATCGCCCACAAAGTCTGCAACATCGTCAATGGCGGCCATGACCTTTACCGGACCGTACTTGCTCAACAGGTCCGAACGTTGCAGTAAAATTCTGCGTGTGATGGCGCTGGCCACTGGACTGTCTTCCTGGCCTTCGTCCACTTGATCGTCTGGAAAGTTCTTAAGATGTCTAGGATCATGTTGTGGCGAGTATGTGATTCTTCCTTCTGGGCTTATCACGTGAGTAAAGTCGTAGCCTTCGTCATCCAGCTTGCGCATCAACTTTTTAGCACTGAAGAACGGATTGCCTTCTACTGGATACTGCATTACTTCTTCATCACTGTCCATAACAGTCCAAATGTTGTGACGTATAAAACGGCTTCGGTCTTCGGTGTCGGGTACACGATATGTTTCTGTCATATCTGTCTCGGAATGGGGCATTCCTGCTAGTTCTTGCAAACGAGCTATCGTATCCTGCTCGCCTTCGTACATGCTGCCGCACTCGTTTAATCCGTGTTCTGGGCAGTGTTCGCCTTCTGCACTGTGATTGCATGATCCGTCTGTTTCTTCACCAAATGCATCTTGTGCGGCGCTGCCTAGTTTAGCACCGGCCATTGTACCACCTGAACTTTTTGTCAGTGCAGCACCGGCTGCACCGCCAAGCACTGCTCCAAGCATACCATCTTGCAATAGTTCATTGTTCATTCCGCCATCAACTGAATATTCTTCATCTTCTTCGGCAACAGGAGCAACAGGCGCAACCGGGGCGGATGCAGAAATCTGAGCGCCTTTCAATGCAGACAACACAGTGTCAAACCCATCAATACCGTTGTCTGACAGTTCTTTAATACGAGCAAGAACCAAACTGCGGCAGTCAGCAGCGGCGTCTTGGTCAGCTAGATCGTGCAGTTGATCAAACAACTGATCATCGCCTACCAAACTATACAACTGTTCGGTTGCATTGGTTGCATCTGCACCCACTGGAAATTCCTGTGACAACAGCGCAACCAACTGCTGTTGTTCTTCTGGTGTGTCGGGTGTTGCCCATGTGCCTTCGACCAAGCGGTTGGCCCAGGCTTCAAATATGCTTGCTTCTTTCATTGCAGTTCCTTGTTGTTGTAAACGAGCCAAGATAGGTAAGGCCTGTTCAATTCGTGAATCAATTGTTTGTTCTACAAACAATGTTTTGATATCTTCTATAATCAGTTCTTGTTCAGTTATTTCGCCGGGATTCCAGTTTTCAAAATATGTGTTGTAGCCACGAGCAGATCCCAGTCCTTTCAGCGCACGGCTCACACCCGAGTGATACGCAGTGGCCTGGCTTACCAGGTCAGCTGTGTCATCTTCAAACACTCGTCCGTGACTGGCTCTACGAAAACGACTCAGCACATTGAGTTCTTCCACCATGTTGGCAATGTGTGCGCCGCGTAGATCGTAAGGACGGCCGCCCCGTCGCACATGCTCTACCATGGCACGGCCGCCGGCCAAGTTGCGAAATGGCAGCTTGTAGCGTTCGCCTTCGGCTGTTTCCACAAACAGACTTTCAATTTGACGATAACGTGCTTCGTCAATGCTCATTGGGCGTTTGTGACGTATCATTAGTCTCACTGACTCAGGGTCTCCGTTCCAACTCACATGCTTGGTGCCGTTCCAACTTTCATACAGGCCTTCACTCAAGGCAGCTTGTCCTTGCATGCTGTACTTGAGCTTGCTGATGTCTTGACCCTTGTAGGTCATGAAATTTCGTGTGGCAAAGTTTTTCAACTGTTGTTGAAAACTGTACCACTCTGTTTTGTCTTTGCTGTCCATGGTGCGGCCAAGATTGTCGCCGCTGAACAGTTCTAAGTTTTTATCGTCGCCCAGCATGACTACCACTGTGCCGTAGTTTTTTCCAGAAGAACTGATGAATTTGAAACTGATAATTTCAGAATTTTCTGATGATTGTGCAGGTGTAAGTTTGGGATCAAACCCTCTAGTGACCAAAAGATCAAAAAGTTGCTGTGCTGGTGTATTTTGTGCCATAGTGTTATATTTATACCAAGTGCGGCATTAGCGTAAGGTAGCAAAAAACGGCATGGGTTCTATCATAGTGTCGCCAAAGTCGCGCATCTGCGAATCCATTTCGGTATGATAGTTCTGCAACATCTGCATCATGCGGATGGCCAACAATACGCCCATCACTAGGTCATCAGTTTCACCTGGTTTGGCCGCATAGCTAGTTCCGTGCGCCACAAAAGTTTTGAGTTCTGATATCAGTGGAGCACTGTTGATGGTCAATTTTTTACTTTCCACTAGAATTTTCAACTTGCTACAGGCTGACAGTTTGCTTTTATGCGTGGTGTTGAAGCCTTTTCTTATTCTGCGAGCACCACCGGCTACTGAATTGTCACTGAGGAAGTAGCCTTGAATATTCTCTTCGCCAAATTCAGCCACACTGATCAGGGCAGCTTCGCCAATGGTGTTGTTTTCTATGCTGTAGTAAATGCTGTTGATGTCTTTTACTGTTTCATTTATGTGTGCGCAGACATCAGCAAGAATACGTGTCTGAGCCGGAATTGTGGTTCGGTTGTGACGCCACTCAGCCACTTGTATAGTTGTATTGGCTTCAAACACCTGTATAGCCGCCGGGTCGCCGCCGGTGCCCAAACTGGGATCCAGGGCCACCACATACAGTTTGCCTGCTTCGGGCCGCTTGTACCAGCGCACTTGCCCGGTTCTGTACAAGGGTTCCTGTTGTCCTGCCAGCTCAACCAAGATAGCTGGTGCAATTAAGGTTTCATCGTTGATGATAAATTCGCAGCCAATCTCTCGGCGGAATCGATCTGTGCCCAGTTGTGCTTCCATGCTGGCGCCCCAGGCTTTGTCTCGATCTGGGTGCTCTTGCCAAAAACTACGGAATGCTTTGAATCCGTTAATGCCCAGCGGTGTTGGGTTACCGTATTCATCTTCGCACTTGAGGGCGCTTTTCCACAACAGTGCAAACTGATCTTCGTCACTGTTAGGCGTTGATGTAATAATAGCCTTACCACCTGTTGCCAGTGTAGGCGAAATACTAGTCCAGAATTCTTTGGCAATAGTGGGTCGCACAAATGCAAATTCGTCAGCGTACAGTAGTGATATACTCATACCACGACCGGTTGTTTCTGTGGTTGTAGCAGATATAATACGACTGCCGTTTTCAAAGTCTATTGAGCCTTTGTTGTAACTGGTAACGCCGGCTCTAATATGATCTGGGCACAGCTCGTATGCAAAGCGTATGCGTTGCATGATCTCTTGAGCACCGGTATACTTGTGAGCAGCGATCAGTATGGTTGAGTCTGGTACAAACATGGCATACCACAACAGGTATCCAGCAGCACTCGTTGACTTGCCGGTCTGTCGCGGCATCATTGAGATCGAAAATCTATAGTTGTGATACACATTGATCAAGCGTTGTTGATATTCAAACGGATGGTACAACATTTTTCCCTGTGTAGGATGTTGTATGTAGAAAAAGTGATCGAGAAAATAGGCTGGACCGGTCACACTATCAGCACAGTCCATGAACTCTGTCATTTCTGTTTCAGTAAATGCCTGGCGCCGGTGTGGTGCCTTGATCAGTACGCCTTCTAGACTTTTAGCCATGCAGATCCTTTTGAATTTTTTCAACCAACTGTAGTCCTATATGTTGATTAGTTGGTATTCCAGGATGCATTAAATCTCGAGCGCTGCGATGCATTGGACCAAACTGCTGGTTGGGGTCGCATGCAAAATCATCAACATCTATTACAAAAATAGGAATGCCAAGTGTGTGGCATAGATAACGTATTGCTAATTCAGTTTTTTGCTTGTCAGTAATGCCATTGATCTCGTTCAGACTCCATGATTGATAGAACGAGCGATACACTTCTCGATTCCATAAATTTACAGCATGTGGTGTTATAACAATGCTATGATTGTCATCGCTGACCACTTCAAATCTATCTGCAAATGTTGTTTGTAAAATTACAATCTTGGGTTTTAATACAGGTAACCAATGGTGTGCAAGTCTAAATAGTACACCGTTAGATGCACCTGCCACTCCAAAATTATCAACCGGAAGATTTAATTCTTGGCCAACGTAATAGTGATATGTCTTATCCCATGGTAATCCAACACCAGTAGTGAAACTGCATCCAAATACCGCAATGCCAGGATTGTCGACGTTGATCTCTCTTGAACGAAATCCGTGTGCGTTAATAGTATAACTTATACTTGGCGGAACAGTATCTCCGGCCCAGTGATGTTTGACCAACATCTCATGGTTGTGTTTTAAATTCTTATGGTACTCGTCTTCAGAATCAGACTGAAACCACTGCAAAGTTTTGTTAGCATACGGTTGTTGTTCGTGTGCAGGCGTATAAGTACCCGACGACAAAATCTGTGTGCCAACAAAACTGGTACGGTCAAACACGGGTCAACTCCGGCCACAACTGCTGAAACTGTCCTTGTTGATCGGGATGATATTGAGTTTCTATTTCGGCAATATGCTGTTGAAACTTTTGTTCTATTCCAGGTCTTGCTTGAGTGATTGCACGATAGGTAGACAAGGCATTGTCAAAGAACATGCGCTCAGCATCGGTGGCAATTCCCAATGCATAGAATTTTTCAATTTCTGCAGCAGCCAGCTGGGCCACTGCTGGACCATGCAAGAACGGATCTAGATAATCAGGTTGGAACAGGTTCTGCCACAGCACTGTGGTTCCAGTTTGTTCAGCAAACTCTCTCAGTTCGCAGATACGTGTGGCATTGTAGATGTTGTACACTGCATGTATGCCGCCCCAGTGTCCCTGTGTGGTCATTAGATTTTTGACCAGCCCAAGGTTGCGTTGGATCTCCGCCCATTGGGCACCGTGTCGTACATATTCCAATCTTGGGCCAATGTTGTCAAAGCTCATGCTCCAGCCAACACGGTTTCTTTTGGCCAGCTTTTGAAATATCTTGTTGTTTTCAAGATCACCAGTTAGATTGGTGATCAAGGTGACAATTGCATCCGTTGGTATTACATCCAGTAGTCTGTTGTTTTCTGGTAACAGCAAAGGCTCGCCGCCTACCAGAGCCACTTCGTGAATGTGTTCATGGTGTGCTTCAATAAAATCACACACCTGATCGTAGTAAGGACGAGAACCAGATTTGACAGGAATACCTTTTAATGATGCCCACTTTGAACTGCAATATTCCATACAGTAGTTGCAACTTAGATTACAAGTGGTGTTCCAGCGAATATCAATAATGACTGGATAGTGATATTGTGTACCAGCAGTGGCGTAATCAAAGTTGAGATTTACATTGTTGTGCCAATCTCTTTCAGACTTGCCACCGTGACGTTCTGCTTGTACACAGTTGGAACAGTATCGGTGAGGTTTTCCTTGTGCAATACTGCTGCGAATTTCTTGTAACAGATCTCCGTTGAGAATTTCAATGATATTGTTGGTATTTAGGTTGCCCAGCATGTTGGGATCGCCTGCACAACAAGTTTTTACATCACCGCGTGGATTTATATGGAGGCCGCGCCAGGGAGCGGCACAATAGAAGTTATCAGTCATCCTGTATTTACAGGAGTATCATTGGCACCAACTTGTTTTGGCCTCACCGTAATATTCACGTGCAAACCCATTGGCAATCAACTGCTGACGTAGACTAACACCGTTTAGTAATACATCGCCTAAGACACGGCCACCATACTTGTCCCAGTCCATCAGCACAATCTGTCGCTTCTGGCTGGCAGCAATTAGTTGTTTGGTAAACGCTGTGGCTGCTTCGCCACGCTGTGCTTCACTGGCACACTGAGCACGATATCCTTTTTCTGGCGTGTCCACACCAAACACACGAATACTGAGTTCCTGTTTGAGTGGTGCAGGCAACCAAGTGGCAGCAATGCCCACAGTGTCGCCGTCAATCACACGGGTGATCACAGCGTCATATACAACACCGGGCTTTTGTTTGGGTTGTGCCATGACCAGTACAGGCACAAGTGCTAAAAGAATTAACAGTTTTTTCATACGGATACCTATTAGGTGTAATACACAATTTCGCCAGTGGTGGGATTGTAGGCCAATTGCAAAAATCCTGCAGGCAATCCGGCAACACCGCCGTTGGTAATTCCGGCGGCAATCTGTGTCAATGCACCCGAGCTGTTACCAATAAACAATTGATCAGTAGTTTGATCAACTACCAGTTCGCCAGGTCTAGCATTGCCGTTGTAATTTTCTATTGTTACTTGTGCATTGTCTTTCATCACTGCACGGCTTATGCCAGTGATGTCGTCGTATGGCGGTGGTGGATTGGCCATTATTTCGGGTATCCTTTGAATGGTTTTACAGGGCTTTGTGTGTCTACTAGATCTGGCTCGTCGCTGGTTGTGGTAGACACTAGGCGTTTGCCGCCGGGCGTTTTGGTCATTTTTAATGCAGTATCAATCACTTGTTCGATGCTGGAGTTCATACCGGCTACCACTGCATGCTTGCCAAAAGCGGTTTCGGCCGACCATTCGGGCATGAATGGGTTTACGTCATCTTGTACAGAGTCGCTACGTGCTCGAGCCAAGGCCACGCCCATTCTATAAGTGGCATATGGGTCAGACGAACTCAACCCTGGCAGGGTATAGGTATACCGCATTGGACTCTTGGTTTCCGGCGGCAGTTCTCTTTGTTCTGCAATGAATTCACGGGCTCTCATCTCGGATACCCTTTGAACCCTGTAACTGGACTGCGTTTGTTTGTTGACTCTAATTCTTTACTTTTTAAATCACCGCGATTGAGATCTTCGTGGTCTGATCCCACTGCCTTGAATGCTTTTTTCAACATGCTTTGTTCAACATCAGTGTAGGGCATGGCTAAGTTGTAGCGCCCGGCCCAAGATTCGTTATCTATGTCAGGCACGAATGTACCGTCGGTACACGCAGCAGCCATCATGACTCGATTAAGTTCGTAAACTCTATCAGCTAGATCTGCATCTCTGAACTTGTTAAGTCCAACAGTGGCCTGACTTCTTCGTTTGCCAATCTTGCCGATGTGTTTCTCAATGAGAAACTCATGCGCTCGCATGTTTAGTTTCCTGCGGCGTTGTATACACCCGATTGTGCAGAACTTGCTGTGCCCAAGGCTGTGGCTGTTACAGTGGTACCGGCAAGGATAAGTCTATTGCCGGCGCCCACATAGATTTCCTGCACAGAGCCGTTGGGAACACTGACCGCATTGGCATACAAGTTACCTTCAGCGGTCGCTGTGCCCAGTGCTGTGGCAAACACTTGATAGGTAACGTCGTTGCTGTTGGCCGCAATGGCTGCCTTGTCTGTGGTCCAGACTACATTACCAGCTGCGTTGATTACTTGAATGGGCATGGTTTACTTTCCAAAAGTTCGGTACAGGTTCAACAGGTTCTGCTCAACTCTAGCACTTTCTTCCATACTGACCTGTCTACGCAGTTGACTTGCCAGCACTGGTGTGGTGGACTGGCCTGTGGACTTGGGACCATTTAAGCCACCTGAGTATTGCATTGCATTGTCATTGGTTTCAGTGTCGGTGGGCCCGTTTGGATTGTTTTCGTCAACCATATCGCAACCGCATGGTGATGAACCACATGAACTGCATGAACTAGATTGCTGACTCATGCCGGCCATCTGTAGCAATTCTGCCAAACGATCAGCATCTTCGCCATCTGCATTGACTGTGATATTTTTACGATCTTCACCGTGTTCGGAATCTTGACTCATGTTCACAGTGACACTCATGCCTTCAGTGATCAGTGTTTCCAATTGTGCATCTAGTGCTTCGTACACGCTGCCACCAAACTTGAACTTGCTCTTGGACTTCTTAGGCTCGTCTTCTTTGACTTCGTCTTTTTTGTCATCGTGCTCAATGTCTTTGGCTACCTTCTTGCCGGCTTTTTCGGCCTTGTCATCTTCGGCGCCACGTTTCTTGCCATGAATACCATCTTTCTTCTTTTCATCATACTCGATGTCTTTGGCTACTTTTTTACCGGCTTTTTCAGCGTGGTTGTCACGAGTGTCAGTGCTTTCTTCTTCTACGGCTTTGGAAACTTTATAGCCGGCTTTCTTCAACATGGCCATGGCCTGTTTGATTTCGTCACTGACATTATCATCTTCTTCTTTGACCTTGCGCTCACCCTTGTGCTTGTAGGCATTGGCAGTGGTACGCTCTGGACCTTTGGCAGGACCTTTTGGTCGACCACGGCCGCGCTTTTCCGGTGTATTGCCTTCGGCATCGGTGTCAGATCCAACTGACATGCCTTGTGGATCAACACGACGTGTTACCTTGCGACCTGTTGCTGTCCACTCTGTGTCGTGCTTGGCACCGTGTGTGACTTCGCCTGTGCGTGGTGTAGCGGCACGTGGCTTCTTGTAGTTTGTAAATGGGTTGAGATCTTCTTCTTCACTGGCAACAACTTGTTTGCCGCCGCGCAGTGCTTGCTTCATGGCTTCTGCTGCCACATCACCTAGCATTTCGTCAACTTCTTTTTTGGCGCCGGCGATCTTGTCAGCAAAAGTGATCTTGTTCTTGGGTTCAGCTAAGGCAGCAAATGATTTTTGCTTGGGAGACATTTCAGTTTCTTTGACTGGATATTCTTTACCGTCAACTTCAAATTCTTTCTGGCCAGTTGCTCGTGCTTTTTGCAATTCGCCACTGAATTCATTGCCTTCTTTGGGCTCTTCTGTTGGCTTCATACCAGTTTGTGGTATGCCCATTCTCTTTTGCAAGTCACGAATCATGTCTGCATCGCTGCCATGCCCCAGTTTGTTTAATACAGCATTGCCAGCTTTTTTGGCCATGCCGCCGACTTTCTTGACCACATCGCCTAGGCCTTCGTCTACTTCTTTGTTGTCATACTTGTCATACTTGTTGCGAACAGGATCTAACGCCTTGCCTTCACGACCGGCTTTGGCCAGGGCCTGCATGCCTTCTTTGCCGTACTTTTCGTAGCCCTTGGCAGCACGGCTCATGTCACGCTCATTGAGCTGTGCAGCGGCTGGTTGGGCAGCAATGCTGTCTAATTTTTTGTTTAGGTTGTGGAAAAAACTCATTTTATTATCCTTTAGGGTTATAACCAGTAGCTGGCTTGGGTGGACGCTTGATGTTCGTCATTGGGCTCTTGTTGTTCATGGGTATGCTGTTTGTGGTCACAGCAGGTGG